CATAGAAGCTAGGCTAGTCGCCGTGCCTAAATTACTCGCGAATGCGTCAGCACTGCGTTTCTTATTACCTGAGATACGAGTTGATTCAAGACCTGCAGCATTACGCAACGAATCAGATCCCGTTTGACCTAACATGTTGTACGCGCTAAGTGCGTCAGATGCGGCGCTCGTATTACGTTCGTCTTGATCTAAAAAAGCCGAATTCTTGGACTGATCCATAAAATTAGAAGTCTGCATGTTACGTGTGCGCTCCATTTGCTTGGCAGCTTGACCTGATAGGCTTACACCCGCGCGACTACGGCTGCGTTGGGTGATACCTTTGGCTGACTTAGCAGCGAGCTGAGAATTAAAATCAGCACGATCAATGAGAGTTCGATCAGTTAAGGCACTATTTGCATAGTCATCCAACTGTTTCTGAAAATTTGCTTTGTAATTTGCACGATCTGCTTCTTGCTCCGAGCTTAACGCTTGTTCTGCCGTAGCCATTATTAGTTACTCCAGTATTTATCAAATAAATTTTTACCAGGGACGTTATTACGTTTCTCGCGAAGTGATTTAATAGCGTTAGATTCAAATGGACCTGAATAACCCGCTTTCTTAATACCTCTCTTCAAATCATAATTAGCGGTGTCATAAGCCTCTTTCATCTTCAATCCTTTTGCTGCGGCTAATGATGTCGCTGAATCAAGCATCGCGTTCTGCCGAGTAGCAGTAGCGTTTGCTTCAGCTGTAGCAACCTGAGAAGCGTTAGACGCTAATGAACCTAAGCTAGCGGCAGCGTTTATATTTTTCTTATTACCTAGATCGTTATAGCCTGATTTCATAGAATCTTGACGGGCTAATGCTGCAGAACTCGCATTACTAGTAGCTTGCTCTAATTGGCCGCCTAAGTTTGATGCCTCGTAACCCCCACCTTGTCCTCCTGCGAGCAATTGACCAGACCGATTTGGGCCGGCGGCTTGCATCACATCGGCTGACGCCATGCCACCTAAACGACCTGAATCGTCACGGTTCATTTTCTTTTGAAAATCTTGTTGTAAGGGAGCAGACCTAGCGCGAGCGCGTTGCGTATCCTCCTGCCCAAGCCTAATTTGCTTTTTGTTTTGCTCTGTTTGCTGTACCTGCGGTGCGCTAGCCATGTTGTAAGTCCTTATAAAAAACGCGGGTTGCCCCATTAAATCCAGTACGCTCGCGGTATTTTTCCCAGCCCTTGCGGTTACTACTAAACGAGATTTGATCAAAGCCTTTAGCCGCAGCGAACGCAGGCAAAGATTGATATAGCCGCATTAAGTTACTTACAGCCCCTGGAAGGAAAGCGAAGTCCACATGCAGCACTAATTTGTCGGAGTAACAGTCGGTGTATTCTTGCAGTAAAACAAAACCGAAATGTTCGGTACCCTCGTCATTCATTAAATTATAAAGGTACACTTTCCCGTTATAGAGTGCCTTCATGACATCTTCTGCAGTGCAATCGCTACCACCTTTGGTGATCGCTGCTTGCACACCATTTAGGTAATAAGTGTGCTTGTTATGAATCTGGTAAGGAGTGCTTAACTCGAACTGGAACATTAAATACCACCGTAGTTGACCTTACGCACCGCGCGTCCACTGTTATTTTCTGCACGCCCACGAGAATCAAGGATGGCTGCTTGGAAGACTGCACCGTGAAATGCTGCTAATTGATTATTAGCCCAAGGCATTCCTGGCATACCGTAAAGTCGGGATAATGCCCCATCGAGTAGGTGCTCATGAATCTCTAGCTCTACGCCAGAATCAATACCTGTTGAATTGGAAGTGGTGCTTATTACTGCACGCAGCACTAGCGTCGCATCGAGCGCTGGCACTGGCGTTAATCGAATCGTATTACCAAAATCAATAAGCGAACAAAATGTCTGTGTTGTATTTGGCGGTTGTTGATCATCTGCGATTTGGGGGACGTCCTTACTCCCGATAGTGGCACTTTTTATTTGAACAATCCGCGTTCCCCTAAAAGGCATATCAAGTTCCACAAGAGATTCTCCTACTACAACATTGTGGTCGTCTAGATCAGCACGCCACACAAGCGACTTCGTTAAGAATTCTTCCGATGCGCGTCGTAACGCTCGAATAATAATTAGGTCGGTGCACTCGGGTACAGACGGTAAAATCTCCGGTACTAGACTCTCAAACGTAACCGTAGCCATTTACAGCTCCTTCGCTTGGGCATCGCCCAATACTGATCCACCCAACTGTTGGGTGAACATTTGATAATAGGCCATTGCTTTCGCATCGTTAGATGTGTCTGCGTCCTTCAGAAACGCCCTGTAGAGCACAAAAGCCAACAAAGGGTTGCCGTAGGTCGAATCTATGTCAATCGACTCGTTAGCAGCAAAACTAGGGGGGTCTACGGTGAATACAGCATCTAATTGTCCGCTACCATTGTTAGGTGGATAGCATAAGAAGTGTTTTGACCCTAGTTTCTCAAGAATAACGTACTTAACAGTCGCAACTTGAGTATTGGAATACCATTTGGGTTCTTGAGCATCCAACATCTGTTGGTCAACAAGACGGACAACTGGGCCAGATACATTCGAGATAACACGATGCAAGTGACGATTACCAGCGGGAATCGTTTGATACACGCCAGTAGCCATTGGCATAGTCGCTCTTGAGGTAAACAAAAGCGGCTTCATACTCGCCATTTCTAACACACCATCATTTAAATGGGTCAGTAACTCTGCTTGAGGCCATCTCACGGCAGTCTCATCTAGCAAGAGAGTCGAAGCGCGGCTCAGAATTGATGAGATTGCGATAGTCATGTATGTTAAGCCTCTTGGAATGTTGCCCATGCAACGTCGCGATCTGCAGCGCTGATGTCATAGCCTAGTATTCTTTCAATGGATCTTACTTTTGGCGTGCCGTCGCGACCAAAATCTTTCGGGTTGCCTTCTTCAACCAGAATTCCTATTGCATCAACAGTAGGTGAAGCCTCTGGTTCTTTAATAGTTTTTAAGGTTGCGCGTACACGCACGCCGACTTTCGTACACCCTTGAGCCAATGCTGACTCAACAAGTGATTCGCGAACGTCCATTTCGACGCCAGCTTCCATACGGATTGCGATGCCATTCAGCGCAACCATTTGTAAAATGGGGGATACTAACTTCATGAGTGGGTAACTCCTAAAAAAATAAAGGTGGCTCCCCCTCGAAAGAGGGAGCCCTGCAATTAAAGTGCAGTGTCTACGGTGATCACACCGAAGTCTTCCAACAATGTTGGATTAGCTGGGTTGCCTTTGAACTGTGGCTTCAAGAAGCCAAAGATCTTACCGACAGCGATACCAGGCTGGTTATTGTAGTCAAAGTAATCTTCGTCCCAATAAGCCGTACCTAGATCAGCCATACCCAAAGCTTGAGCACCACATAACAAGGCACGTTGGCCTTCATCAACACCTGTTGCACCCATCTTAGAACCAGAGGCAGCGCCGCGAGTATCAAAGACATGGCGGAATTCGTGAATAATCACGCCGTCTACCATTACAGAGTTGGTACCCTTGAATAAGCTGTTCTTATCGCCGCGAACACCAGCATGGCGTACGTTAGCAATGAAATCAGCATCTAGCTTCAACTGCGCCATGCCCTGTGGAGTCATGAACAAGTGATACACTTCGTCACCGCCAGCACCCTTAATTCCACGGATATAATTATCCCTAGCGTGTGCTTTCAAGTTAACGATGTCTTTATAAGTCATGCTGGTGAGCGTACCTGCGGAAGCGGTATAACCTGTGCCTGCAGTAACACCAGAAGACTTCAAGTGAACAGTACGGTTTACACTTGGAGCTACGCTTGCTGCTGGAGCAAATTCCAAGGTAGACAACACGTTAGTTGCGCGAGTTGAGCCGTTAGTGTTCAAAGTGTATGGCAGTGAGCTCATGCTCAAGAATGCCATTTGGTCTAGACGGTCACCCATCCAATAGCCTAACTTATCGCGTGATTGCTCACGGAAGTTAATAATGGATTTCTGATCGGCCATTCGACCTGTTAATCGGTTAGCATGACGTAGTTGATCGATTTGGATCACAGTGTCATACGCTTTCATGGCCTCTTCGTTGCCTTCCAGCGTAGCGTCACCAGCGATACCATCGCCTTCTAAGTCTGCGACTAATGTTAGAACGGCGCGAGCACCCTTCTCTGATTTGGTTAACGTAGTGATACGTTGAACCATTGCGTTATGGCCCTTACCTGCGAACTGGTTTATAAAAGACGTATTACGAGCCACGCGCCATAAATCGCGAGCCCATGCAGTCTTTTGTTCGGAAGTAAGCGCCGCAAAATTGGTTGTAGCCATTTTGAGCCTCTTTACTTAAACAAAATATGTGCAAATTAACTGGAGCCTTTTGCACCAGTTTCGGGTTCCCGTATCGAGGGTTTGACGAAGTAATACGCCTTTTAATGTGGGCGATCACAACGCGGTTAACGCACCGCGCATGTCGAGCTCATGTATCGTCTGAGCTATCACTGAGATGAATAATAGTAGTTCAGCTATTATTACACAACACTTAAACGAGATCCCCGCGCATACGAGCGCGTGTGGCCTCTGGGAGAGCGTCAAACTCTTCATCTGTTAGTTTATTAATATCGATCATTTCAGAACTTGACTTACCACCAGATTCGCCCTGGTTCATTTTCGGAGGTTGAGCATTAGATGCTTCAATATTCCCCTTGATGTTTGTTTTACGGGGCTTAGCTGTAGGCTTAACTTCTTTAGGTGAAAGTAACTCCGGACGAACCACACGAATTGCGGCATCGGCTGCACGGCGCACCGCTTCAGCTGGCGAGTACCCTTGGTTTAGGTACGCCTGGTTAAACACGACAGCTTCGGAGTTAAGGTCTTCGTCAAACTGATCCGAGTCAGTGTCTAACTGCGGAAACTCAGTGAACACTGTTTCGAGTGTGGATTTTAGCTCTAGCTTCGCTTCAACGCGTGCTTCAAGCGCATCCATGTCGATGACTTCGGCCACGGGCTGCCTGTATGAGTCGAGCATTTGCTTTTCGAGTCTAGCTGATTCTTTTAAATCGCCATCGAGTAAGGCTGTACCCTTACGCTCAGATAGCTCTAAGATGTCTACGTCGGGGGCAGCGTCTGCCGCTGCACGAACTTCCGCCAACTCTTTACGCAGTTCAGCAGCTTCGTTCTCCGCCTTACGCTGTTTAGCAACGACATCATCAAGACGCCGTTTAGGAATCATGTGCTTTTTAGCTTCGGGTTCTTCAACGGCTTCTACTGTTTCTTCGACATCTTCTTCAACGACTTCTTCTGCCGTTTCTTCTGCCGTTTCTTCGACTGCTTCTTCGACTGCTTCTTCAACGACTTCTTCAACGACTTCTTTTGCCGTTTCTTCGACTGCTTCATTAACAGTCTCTTCGGGGGCATCATCAGTTAGCTCATTGCCAAAATCTAAATCCTTAATGTCATCGTCAGAATGGTCTGTTTGATCGGGTAAGTAGCTATCCATATCGATAGCGCTTGCGGTTGCTGCTTCGGGCATAAATCACCTATTTTTTGGGGTTAAGGGGTCTTACTTGGGGTTTTCTTAGCATCAAGTGACTGACGTTCTTTAGCATCGTGTTGCATAAGCGATACCGCAGTTCGGGTCACCGAATCTTGTTGGCGCGTCTGTGCAGTGACTTGTGCCAGTTGCAATCGAACTTGCAGTTCTTCTCGCTTCATCTGAACCTTGGCACTAAGTTCTTCTAGGGCTAATTCATGCACATTGCCGTCTTCGCCTAGTTCTTCTGCTTTAGCCATTGCCAGCATAGATTGCGATTCTTTAACTGCTTTATCTGCTTCAAGGTTAGCGAGTTCAAGTTCAGCCTGACGAATCATCATCTCCTGCTGCTTCTGTTGCATTTGAATCTCTTCTTCACTCGGTGCAGCGAGCCCTGCTAACTGTTTCACTTCTTCTGCAATATCTCGCTTCGCTGCTAAATGACTGTACTCAACCACACGGTAATCAGGAATCATGACACCTGCTTGGCGTAGCTGTAGCGCTTCAGAGAACTGGCTCTCTTCAAAGTTGTCACGCGCTGGCTGAGTAGAGATTACAACGCTGTATTCACCCAACGTCAGGTCGTTAATAATCTCGCCTTCCGGAGTCGCCTGGTTAACAGTCATTTCCTCTTGCGCGTTTGGATCAGTTGGATCTGGCATTGCAGGGTTAGTAATTTGAATCAAGCGTTCTTCCACATAAAACTGCTGCACAAGCTCAAGAATCTTTTCCGCCAGCATGTGACGGGTGCGCGCAAGGTTATCCAGCGGCACTTGAATCTGAATCTGTCCACGTTCCTGCTTTGATTTAAGAGCAACACCAGAAACTTCTGCAGACTCATAGCCCAACATAGCGTCAGAGACACCTGAGATTTCCTTGATGTTATGCGCAGCTTTCTGCGTAATACGATCAATGCCCGTAGGGATTTGGTTTGGTTGAATCTTGGAAGGCGGAGCTGTGCCACGCGCATGAACAATGTGCAGACCTGTCTCTGCGCCACGTTCTGTCAGATCTTCATTGGTCATATTGACCAGGGAACCTTCTTCTGTGATCCAACCGGAGTTGGCCGTCGTATTGACGATGTGTAGCTCTTGTGAAGAGATCTTGTTGAGTTGCTCTTGTGGTGAAATTAAGTTCTTAACCATCCCAAAAGGCTTGCCTCTGCGGAAATAGCTGAAGTACGGCACGATAGTAAACGTCTTGTAGGGTGACCATTCATCGTGAAGTAGAATTTTATCGGCGCTGACTGTCCAACGTACTCTAGGCGCAAGCCGTTTTTGGATGAATAAACCAAACTGCTGCCCAAACTGCTGTCGTTTAGCATCATCCCAAGTCTCAGGGACGGGGCGCATATCACCCGCTTCGGGGTCAATAAACCACTCTGACATGCACATACGTTTATGCTGTCGTTCCACCACGCGTACGCTGCGGATGGTTTTATCAGTAAGCCCATCATCAGTAAGATCAAAACTAGCAGAGTCGCCAAATTTGTTGTCTTCCACCGCAACACTGTCACCGCCGTATATATCGCCACCAACGGCTAAAGATTGTAAGGAATCAGCGATTTTCTCGCCGTAGGTTTGCTCAATTTGATCGAGAGAGAGCCAACGTGTGGTGATAACTTCCTGCCACGTTTTAGGGTCATACTCTTTTGCGTCGACGTCAATTAATACGTCCAACGGGTCAAGTGAGTTAATTTCCACTTCACCTTGAATACTGTCGTCAAAGTTAATGCGTACGTCAAAATAACCACGGTCTTGAATCAATCCATCAGAAAATACTTGGCTTTCAACCCAATCTAACTTGTTGTTGTCCCCAATCTGCATGACTACTTTTGTCAAAGCTGTCGCCGTGTCTTCGTTACCATTAGTTCGCGGTTTGAAATTTATCTCGGCACGTTTAGCAGTCTGCTCACCTAATACGGTGTTCACCGTAGAAAGTATTGTGTTAATGGTCAGCGCAGGACGGCCTTCATCCGCAAGTTTCTTTGCATCCGCTGCGTCCCATTGTTCTCCACAATAGAAGCGGTCATATTTCTTCGCCAGCCCCACATATTCACTGTGTCCGTTGTCGCGAAGACGGATATATCTCTTCCAGTTGTCGTGTGCAACCTGTGAAGGTTCTTTATTTACTTTGCCATGTGCCATTTTCGATCCTAAAAAGTATCCAGCCAAAAGTCTGCAACGGTAGTAGTTGAGCTGCTATTCTACCGCTTAGATCATAATTTCAAAAGGTGTGGGCCTTTCACCCACCCGTCTTTGGTGACACCCCATCACCTCCGATACCCCAAAAAACTATTGCATTCAGGGGCTACGAACTTTATGCGCTCATCGATGAGCGCTTTATATTTCCACTTAACAGTGCTCCAAGACGTTTATCCCGCCAACCCAGCACAGGCTTCTTTACTACAGCCCTGGGGCTTACAATGTCATCGAGCATTAACCCAATCCACGCCAATGAGTCAACGCAGTCATCGTGCACACCCATCGGGAAGCGCAAAAACTCGTTAACCATAATTTGTATCGTGTCGTCACCGTTGGGGAAATAAACCATACCCTGTTGCATCCGACCTTGTATTGATCGTGCACGGGTTTGCTTATCGCGCTTGCCGGGCTTTAATCCTTCGTAGAAGAATGAATATAAACTGCGTTCACGGATACGTTGATTCAGTAATGGGCCTATCGCCATTTCAATCTGTCCGCGCTCAATGCCTGTGATCTTCGATTTCCAGCGCACGTACATGTCGAGTATCGCTTCGATGATCTCTAGTGATCCTTTTTTGAATCGTTTGATGTCGAGTATCCAGATGTTGTCTTGTTGGTCGACGCCGACGGTGATGCCCACCGTGAAATCGTTTGCCTCATTCTTTCCAATTGCCAAGTCCCACGCGGTGTAAGTGTGTAACTCATCAAGGCTAGGGCGTTCTGATGCCTTGTACCATCGGAACATATCTCTTGTAAAATACTCGCCGTCATCAGCCACAGGATTTTGCTGATAGAGAGCAGACCAGTCGCGAGGCCCAACAGCACGCTTAATACGTTTAAGAGCAGTCTCATCGTAGCGTTCTGGATGTAACGCTTCGTCTTTCTTGCGGAAAGGCTCATCTTCTGTAGCCAACGCTGGGTATTGGATAACATCCCATTCATCTCCTTCGTTCTCCTTCATCTTTGTAAGTAAGCGCCCTGCCAGATCATCATCGTGCCAACGCGTTAAAATTATAAGTACCCCGCCGCCTGGAGCAAGTCGGGTGTACGCTGTTGAGGTGTACCAGTTCCATATAGAAGAACGGTTGGTTTCAGATTCCGCGTCATCACGGTTCTTAATGGGATCGTCGATGATTAAAACGTGGGCTCCGCGTCCCGTTATCGGGCCCCCCACGCCCGCTGCCACGTAGCCGCCGCGATTGGTGGTGTTCCAACGCTGTGCAGATTGGCTGTCTTTATCCAACTTGGTGTCTTTAAATACTTGGTGGTAGCGCTGGTCACGTAAGAGTTCACGCACCTTGCGCGAGAAATCCATCGCTAAGTCACCTGTGTATGAGCAACTAATAACTTCGTGATCAGGATGGCGACCTAAGTGCCAGCCAGGGAATGTTTTGGACGCCAGTTCACTCTTACCGTGACGCGGTGGCATGAATAGCATTAGCCGTGGGCTTTTACGCTCGGCAACGTCTTTTGAGAACTGTTCTAAGCGAGCGCAAATGTCCTTGTGTACCCAGCCTGCTTCGTACTGATCGTTAAATCGTTCTACGAATGGTAGTAGTCGACGACGGCATAACTCACGGCGCATCAGTTCAAGTTTGGCTTCTTCTTTTGCGTCAAATGCGTCTGCTGCAGCTATTTCATCTTCAATAATTTGTTTAGCTGCTTGGTTCGCAGCTTGTTTAGATACTAATTCTTTTACTGATTCTTTTACTGCCCCACGATGGGCAGGTACGCCTTTAATTACTTTAGGGGTAACTTTGGGTTTAGCCTCCTTGCGTGCGGCTTCGCTACTAATAACGTCAGTCGCAAAATCACACTTAACGCAGGTATCGGTCGATGCGAACATGGTTTGGGTGGTATTGCATTTCGGGCATTGCTTACCCTCCTTGTACTTAATCATTTAACATACTCAGCATCCACCACCTCATGCACTGCATCATGCCCCACGGCTAATAGATTTTCATTGGAAGATCCCATCAACTTCAAAAGGGCAGCATCATCTAGTTCTGCTAACTGATCTACTTTTTGTATGCTAGTAACATTAACGTCAATCACTTGTTTATCTTGGGCTAGGCCATGTAACTTCATCTGCATCTCAACGCCACGAAACCATTCCATCGCATTCGCTGACATTCGTTTGCCCTGCTCAATGTCAAGGTGAGCATCCACCATATCGTACTTCACCATTTCGCTGGCAATGTCCATTCGATCAACATGCAACATCTCAAGGTGGTGCTGTACAGAAGCGTCGGCTAATAAGGTCGTGGCTTTTTGTACGCCCATCCCTGCTCTCTTGGAGGCTGCGACTTTGCTTAGCCCCATAGAAATACCCGCAACGAGGTTAGTTTCTTGTGCGGTTAAGTTTCGTAGTTCGTGAACATACCCATTGGCTTGCGACGCTATTTCTAGGCCGCGCATTTCAAGTTCTGCTTCGGGGGATGACAGATCGAGGTTCTTCTTCGTTTTTACATAATTAGACTTAGGGGTATTCGTCATTCGTTTCCTATGCTGCTAACTGCTTTCGTTTATGCTTGTGTATACGATTGCTTAAACAATACCCACATGTACCGTGGTTGCCACAGCTGGGTGAGACTGACTTAGCTCCCGTCTTAGGCTTCCTCGTTGTTCTGCTCATAGTTATTCATTCCAATTCGCGTGTTAGTTGAGGAAAAAGAAGGGGCGTTGCCACCCCTTAACTAGCTTGGCGCTAGAGGAAGTATCATAAAACAGATTGAATAATAGTAGCTGAACTATTATTACACAACCGCCCTAACACTTTTTCAAAAACTTTATCCCCTAATCGGGGCTTCCTTACCTAATGAGGGCTGAATCGGGAAACACCTCCCTCAGAAAAATCCCAAAAAAATATTCAAATTTCCAGAAACATTTGCGTGTCGTCTATGTAGGTTCCTTTCTCACAGAGGGGGAGTCACCCCGATTCGGTATATGCGGATTGGGTATTTGGGTTTCCGAGAAAAGGAACCTTGTTTTCGTTTAAAGGAGAAGTTTATGAGCGATCTAGCATTCAGCTTAATCAGCGCACTAATCATCACAGGCGTAAGCCTAATCTACCTCACATACATCATGTGGAAGGAGGACCAAGACGATGTATGAATTACATTGGATGGAATGGCTAGTGATAGCCGTTATGTACGCAGCTGGTATCTACGGATGCGTTAAAAGTAAACAGGAATAAGGAGTTTGTTATGAACAATATAAAGAGAGATCTTTTCCCCATAGTGATGCTGATGTTAGGTGTCACATTCATGGGTTGGATGGTGCATCACACATACCATTTTAACCTCATGCTAGACAGCATACATACCCAGGTAATGGTTGCAAGTGAGGCCACCTCGCAAGCCCCTAGAGGTAGGGGGTATGTGAGGACTGAACGATAGTCGAAACGCCTTCGGGCGTCTGTAGGGAGTGATCGCCCTGCACTGATGAGACAGATCATAACTAAGGAGTAAGACCATGACATTTGAAGAGCAATTCACAGTAGACATGAAGAGGAATCGCATGGAGTGGAATTTGATGAGGGCAAGAGCTGGTGATCGTTTCTCGATCTACCAACTTAAATGCTTGTTGACAAACGAATAGTCGAAACGGGGTTAGCCCCGTCTGTAGGGAGTGATCGCCCTGCACTGATGAGACAGATCATAACTAAGGAGATGTACATGCCATTTGAACAAATGAGAGAAGAAACCAGCCGCTTACTCGATACCCCTTGGGGTGACCTGAAAGATGGCTATGAGAAAGAGAAGCGTATCGAGATTGAACTCCGCATGGAAGAGGAGTTGGCGCTTGAAGAGGATGGATACGAAAGCCCTTATGGGCTCTAACTAGTCGAAACGCCTTCGGGCGTCTGTAGGGGTTAACCGCCCTGCACTGATGAGACAGGTTTCTAGTCTACCACTACGTCTGGGCATTCGTCTGGGCATTCATCTACCTACAAGTGTGTGTATTGGTCTGCGCGTAAGCCTGATCAATGCACTGCTATTGCTGTGGGTAAATTAATAGGAGCAGTAATCATGTTGTTAAGAATCAACAAGAAGGAAGAAGTGACTTTGGAAGATGGTCAAGTGGAAACACTAGCCAACTACATCAAAGCGTCATTTGACGCTCAGCGCGATATGAAGCGTGAGCTTGAAGATCGCAAAAACGGTTGGGCTGAACTCGCCTCACTAATCAATAAGGAGAAGTTAGTATGAATACATTTAAGGATGTACCACAAGTAGTTTCGGCTTTACAAACAGTCGCCTCTAAAGGCACTGAATGGGAAGCAATTTACGCTAACCCTACAAAGGCTATTGCAGCCTTAAAAGCACAGCCTGCTAAAAAGGCCATGTCGAAAGACATGCGGGTTTACGACACATCGCCTATCCGTGATGCCGTATGGCAGATGCAGCGTGTAATGAGTAAGTCATCAGCACATGCCAGGGGATTAGTGGGCATGGGTAAGTTGGATGCGCCTATAGCTGCTCAGGCATTGGATGCGATCCATCAGCAGTTCGAGATGATGCGAGCTCACCTTGCCGCACATACTAGGACGGCAGATGGCGTGCTCAGTCATGAGGATGTCACGATCACTGTGCAAGCAGGTGACTTCGATGGAATGCGTGCGCAGTCCCCAACTGCTGACCTTTACGGGTTAGTCGATGGTGAGACCCAAGTGTTAGAAGACTCTTACGAGTCATCTAGTCATTGGGACATGGAGATGCAGGATAACGGTGACGGCTCTAGCAAAGTTGCACGACCATCCGAATCAGAGACCACAACGATAGCGGCGATGCACACTGCTTGGGACGCTTTGCTCTTAGAGCATAGTCGGACACGATGGAGTGACTCGTTGTATGCCGAAGCAGCGTTTGGTGAGTCAATATGGCCTGACCATGATCTGTGGGAAGGTTTCATAAATCGCATGGCCTCTGCTGCACTCAACAGCGTGGACTACTCCAAAGGCGCTGCTGCGAAAGCAGATGCTAAAGAGAAAGGGCGCAAGCGTTGTTACGTGCTGACTACTCCTTTCGAGGATAGCAAGCTCAAGCCCTACACTCGCTGGGCAATAAACGCAGGGATGCGCCGCATCTGGCGTGATCGTCAAGTCCTTGCTGGTCGATTGGAGGCTTACATAACCCAGTTGTCGGATATGGAAGCAGCCGCGTTTGACGAGGAACGTACCAATGCCCCTGCGCACTGGATGCGTCTTGTGCAGAATCGCCCAGAAGCTAGGGAGGTTGACTTCATGTACACCACATTATCCGAGACTGACATCTGGGATACAGTGCATGGTAAAGCAGTCGCACGCGATGCTGAATGGTGTAAAGGCATTGGCTTCTCGGCTGAGACCTACGCAGTACAGTCTCATCAGGAGCGTCACGCTGATAAGACGATGTACATGGCACAGTGGGATGACAACGAAACTCATCTAGTACATGAGGTGCGTTGGCTTACTTATGTCATAGAGAAGTTAGAGCGCCTTATCCAAGGACTCGACTCGCTCTACGCTGAGCTCGGTGTCGTGGAGAAAGCGGGTTCGTACCTGTGGAAGTGGCGGAGTGAAGCGCCGAAGGTTGACTCGTTCAACTCGCCTGCAGTTCCACCTGTGTACTGGAACCTGAAAGGGTTCTATCTCACGGAAGAGGATGCGCAGGAGGCGTTGGCAGCTGAGTTCGAGGATCTCAGTGAGAAGATGGTTGCTGACGAAGGCGACGCTTTCGAGCGCGCGTTGTTAGCTAATATGATCATGAACGGCTCTGGTGGCGGTGCATGAACATATTTACAGCTATGAACCAGGCTACTGTTGCTCCTGCAGCAGTGGCCCGGGATAAGGTCAAGCTCGTTGTGAGTATCGTTGATGGGGAAATGCGTGATGCGCGTAACCCCAACATCGTTTACTGCGAACCACCTGTACAGGGAGAGACCTGTCCAAAGTGTGTGGGCAGCACTCGATTAACATTCACCATGACGCAGGGAGTTCGTACCTGTTGGTGGTGTACCGATGGTCAGGGAACCATATCGGCTAACGATATGAAGAACTACCTACGCCGCGTTCGCGCGGGTTATGAGATGTGTTACATAAGAACATACATCCCGCGCTTAGCCGCTTTGATTCTCGACTAACCGATGTACCCGAAAGGGTACATTAGCAATGCACTCTATGGGGTGCATTGCTAATGTGCTTTATCATGCCATTGCGTCTGCGTCTGCGTCTGCGTCTGCGTCTTGGGGTGTGTGTGTTGTGTAGTGTTATGTGTGTGTGTGTGTGTGTGTGTGTGTATGTATGTATGTATGTATGTATGTATGTATGTATGTATGTGCATTGTACATTGTAATATGTATTGTGTTGTACATTGTCGATTGTTAAGTGACAGTCGACAGTAGAGGGTATCTGCAAACCCGTGTGGCAAGTGGGCTTAGTGGGCTTAGCTGTGAGCATTGTTAATTGTATAATGTGTATGCGTTATATAGTGATTGTGTATTGCTGTTAACAACCTGTAATGGGTGGCCCACTAGACCCACTAGACCCATTATTGTGTATATACACAAACGCATTTCAAATTTGATTGTCGGTTTGACCGCCGACAATTAGATGGGCTGACCGCCCCGTGCGCGACCACGAAAAACTAATGAGTGGTAATCTGCAAACCCCTCGACGCTCGCGCCACGTAATAAAATACCTTGGGCGAGCGTCACCCT